AAAGATGCAGAGAATATCTAAATACCAATAGAGATAAAAAAGGGGGAGATATGAACACAAGCAAAGGAATACTTTTACCCATAAATAAACTATTCTAATTATGAAAAAAGCAATATTAATCATCCTTTTATTTAGCGTGAGCCAAGCGCAGGTCAACAAGAAGAAACTGCGAAGCAATATAAAAGACTGCGAGAGCGCATTATCTGCTTGTTTAAGCGCAAAAGATACAATAAGTGATACTATCTATATCTATAGTTCAAAAGAAGCCGTAAAAGTCGCAAAACAAGTCGAAAAGACGAAGCGTAAAGTAAAGGTGCAAGAAACAAAGCAGAATAAGAGCAACAACAAAACCGATGTGAAAACCGATTGGTTTTTAAACTTGATGCAAGGAATGACACGAATGACTGCTATACTAACTGCTGGAGGTTGTGTGGGCGGTGGCGTAGTGATTACAAAGTTATTACAAGCAGCAAAATCTAAAATAAGTTGGCTGAATTGGCTGCCTATTTAATGTGCATAAAAAAATAAAAAACAAAAGTATAAACGACTTATCTTTACGACTCTATGACGCCCTAATCTGGGTAGTTTCATTGTTTTTGTTTTGGTGCGCATCGTAACTGGTGCGCACTTTTTTTTTAATTATTTTTATTTTTTTTCTTAAAAAGTTTTTGTTTTTAAAAAATGTTTGTATATTTGTGTTGTCAATATGACAAAACATAAACAAAACACAATGAAAAATCAAAACAGATTACAAAAGATTCAAACAAATGAACTTCTTCAAATGTATGCAAACGCCGACGTTACTTGTGGGTGTATTGGACATTGGAAAGGTAGCCAAAACGAAATACTTAGAGAAGAGTATGCAACCGAATTAGATAGAAGAGGGATTAAAGTGCCTAAAACACTTGCAGAAAAGCTTGATAAATCTTTTGTTGCAAACGTGGAAATACCAAAAGGGGAGTTCAACGGGAATGGTTCTTACTAATTGGGCAAAACGGAGGATGCCGAAAATCCGAAACAGAGTAGGCTAATTTTAAAACAAAATACAATGGAATCACTAAACAATTTTTTTAATCAACTAAATGCAATCAACGAGCATTTTGAAAACAATTTTTTCACACCAAAAGAAAATACAATGATAGAACAATTAAAAGCAGAGCGCAAAAGACAAAAGATTAGCAGAGCCACAATAGCACCAAAACTCGGTGTTACTGAGGCTACATTATTCAACTGGGAAAGTGGCAAGAACGACATTACATTTAACAAGTTTTTAGATTACGCCAAGCTACTTGGAATAGAAGTAAGCATCGAGTTTGAAAACAAGCAAAATAACAAAGTTAACCAATCGTTAGAAATAGTAGAGCGACTAACCGAGTTAAAGCTACCTAAAAGCCTTAACGACAGAAACGAGTTAGATGGCATCTACACTAATACTTATTTCGAGTGCGAAAGTTTAACGGATGAGGAGATAGAGATTTCATTATGCTTTAATGATTTAGATGTTTGGTTTGATTACGTTATTGAACGTGATGCAGTTATTGAACATTTTTACACCACTAACAGTCAATATGAGGCGTTAGTTGATATGGACTATTTAGCAGAGAAACAAGCGTGGGTAAGCTACGAAGAGATTGAGTTGGATTACGAGCAAATATTCGATTATTTAGTACGGACTGGCGAGATTGCCAATTACTTACAATATCAATTAGAGGAATGAGAATAAGAAGCACAGTAAAACCCGATATTCAGTTAAGCTTTAACGACTGGATAAAATACATTAAAGAACAAGTAAACAAAACTAAAAAATAAAGCAATGGAAAATTTAGCACTAATAACAGAAAAAGATTTGAGTTTGGTAGAGGAAAACTCGCTGAACGCACAACAACTTAAACAACTACTTAAAAAGACTCCCGATAGATACGTTCACAAGCGACCAGCTAAAGGTGGTGGAAGTTGGGACTATGTTACTGGCGGATATGTTAAAAAGGTCTTAAACTTGATGTTCGGATGGGATTGGGATTTTGAAATAATGGATGAAAAAATCATTCACGGAGAAGCAGTAGTTAAAGGTAAATTAACTTGCCGTACAAATGGGCGCACCATTGTAAAGATGCAATATGGGAATAAAGACATAATGACTAAACGAGGAAGCAATGAGCCATTGAGCATAGGTAACGACTTAAAGGCTGCCGCTACTGATGCACTTAAGAAGTGCGCTGCTGAAATTGGTATCGCTGCTGACATTTATAATAAGATGGATTTCAACGAGGTTAATGTTCACGTTCCGCAATCAAGAGATTGGAAAGCAGAATTAGAAGCGGAGAACTCAATTACTGGACTTAACGAAATATGGCGTCAAATGTCCGAGAATGAGCAGGTAAGGTATAAGCTATTGTATACTGAAAAATTAAATGAGTGCGGATTGTCTTAAATTTAAAAAATATTATTAACTTAGCGTAAACAAAAACAAACACAATGAAAAAAGCAGAAATTTACACAATCGTAAGAAAAGGTCAACACTACGACACCAACGACCAAAGGTTTTATGAGTATAGCTGGGAATGCACCAAAGATTCAAAGCAGTATCTTGAGATGCTTATCAAGAACGACCCAAGAAAATTTCAAGACTGCTCAATAATTGCTAACGCTTAAAACAAAAAACAATGAATTTCGATAACTACATTTTTCGCAGTCATATGGTAGGTAACATTATATCTGTTCCGAAGCCATTAACACCTAACCAGTTTGAAACATTAGCAGACTACCGCAAACGTCAAGCTGGAGAAGGCAGACCATTAACCGACAATCAACTTAAAACTTGGCACTCATTAGAGCATAAGCACAACGAAAGCCAAACGTATAAGCTAACCGACACCGCTAAACGCATCTGCACCGATTTAGTCTTTGAAGCTCGTACTGGGCGCAAATCAAAACTTGAAACCAAGTACTTTGACAAGGGCATCGAAAAGGAAAAAGATGCTCGAGATTTAGTAAGCGAGGTTTTAGGTAGACCATTCACTAAAGACGATGAGCGCAGAGCCAATAGTTGGGTAACTGGTAAGCGTGACATCCAAGACGATAACTTGATAATAGACATTAAGACATCGTGGTCGTTTGAATCGTTCAACAAGCACTTACTTGACAATCCTAACGAGGTTTATTTACGCCAGTTAGATAGTTATATGGACTTATGGAACATTAACGATAGTTTACTTTGCCACGTTTTAGTCGATACACCTGCAAAGCTAATAGATGACGAGATACGCAGACTTGATTGGAAGTATAATATAACAGATATGAACGGAGATGTTAGAGATGAGTTTGTAGCTGATGTCGTGGAATTGGTGCAGAATCACATCTTTACTCGCAAAGGACTTGAGGACTATTGTTTACAGTCAAGCAACGTACATTTAGAGTGGTTTGCAGACTTTAACGAGATATTAGTTGCCGAGAGGCTGCATATGATACCTCATTCATTTGATAAGCTACGCATCCAGCAAAGAAACGAGTGCATCACATTGGCTCGTGAGTATATGAACACAGTAAAACCAATAAATAATATTATTAAACTTTAAAAAACAAAAACAATGACAAGAGCAAAAACCGAAGCCTTTATTCAAGGCATCACAGATGGCACATTTCAAGGAGATGCAGCCACGATTTATAACCTTATCAAAGATAAGCACGTAATGACTTTACCCGAAATATCAGTAATTTTGGACAAATCTTTAAACCAGTTCAGCGGTCGAATTTCCGAGTTGCTTGACGCTGGTTTAATCAAAGAAATGAAAGGCGAAAAGTATAGTCTATTTCGAATAACACAAAGTGACCAAGAACGCTATGAATGCGCCAAGATGCGACACGATGAAAAGATTGAAAAGCTACGCAAGAAAGCGGATGAGTTAGGTTATTTTTTAGTCAAAAAAATGTGGTAAGATGGAAGCTGAAATAAAAAATAGGAGTAACATAAAACTATACAATATTGACTGTATGGAATATATGAAAAATTGCAAGGATAAACAGTTTGACCTTGCAATAGTTGACCCTCCTTATGGAATAAACTTTGGCGAATTTAATAGAACGAACAAAGCAAGCAACGGTGAAAGATATAAAGCTAACAAGTATAAAAACAGCGATTGGGATGATGCAATACCCACGGATGAATACTTTATTGAGTTGATGCGTATAAGTAAAAACCAAATTGTTTGGGGTGGCAATTATTTTCCTTTTCTTTGGAAGAACGGATGTAAGGGTTTTGTGTTTTGGTATAAAGGAAACCCCGTGCCTAATTTTAGCGATGGCGAGCTTGCTTGGACAAGTTTTAACAAAGTAGCTAAACAATTAGATTATAGGTATTACGGAAATTTAGAAGGGAAAAGTAGTGCAAGCGAAAAAGTACACCCTACACAAAAACCAGTTTCCTTATACAAATGGTTGTTAGAAAACTACGCTAATAAAGGTGATAAAATACTTGACACTCATTTAGGAAGTGGAAGCATTGCAATAGCTTGTGATGATTTAGGATTTGATTTAGTCGGTTGCGAGTTAGATAAAGAATATTACGATAACGCGGTAAAGCGTTTAGAAACACATAGAAGTCAATTAAAAATGTTTTGAGATGGAAGCAGGAAGTAAAGTAAAAGTATATCTTGGCAATGTGGCGTGTTGTTATGGCATAACTACTGGCAAAGCAAAGAAAATGAACGGAGTTACGATTTATGAATTGCAAGAATGTAATCCGTTTGACACTTGGGATGCTGACTATTTTCGAGATGCTAACGAGGTGTCGTTTGACATCAAATTTGCAAAGGAAATTAAGACCTATAACAACGGAAAAAGGGTATATTTGAATACTGGAACATTCAACTATTACAAGATGAAAAAAGAATGTTTCAAGTACGAACAACAAACACTATTTTAAGAGATATGAGTAACGAAAGACAATTTAGTAAAACAATAGTGCTATGCTCACTATTAGATTTGGCGATGGAAGAACTGGCGATGAGCAAAGAATTTAAGCGCAGAACAAAGCTTTATAAAGGAGTTTTAGAACGTGAACTTAAACGCCAACAATTAGCCGTTGAAATCGAATGCGGAAAGCAAGTAGCTGATGATGGTTTAGCTGCTCAAAATCAGTTAACCCTCCAAGTAGATTACATTTTAGATGTTATCTTCGGAATCACAGAAAATAAAGAACTGGTTAAAAGCATTGAGGAACACTTGATGGGTGATTAATTACAAATTTTGTAATTATATCGCTTTATCTTAGACAAACATTAAAACACTACGTTATGTTTAAACAATTTATTAAGTGCGTATGGCTAACAATGGTTTCACCGTTGGGGTTAGTAGTGTTTCCTGCTATACGCACTCCTTATATTAAAACACTACAATATGGCAACAGATAAAAAATCATTTATTCTTTATTGCGACACTCAAGATTTAATTAATCAGCTTCCAGACGAAGTAGCGG